GCTGGATGGTGAACGACCTGATTGGGCGGCTGCTGGTTGAGCAGAAGAAAGATAAACAGTCTGATCAGTGGAATTATGTGGAGTTCCCGGCCATATTGAATGAGGGGACTGAGAACGAGAAATCCCTTTGGCCTGAACAATGGAGCCTGGAAGAGCTTCAAAAGACCCGGGCTAACATGCCATTGTGGCAGTTTCAGGCGCAGTATCAGCAGAACCCTACGCCACAGGAAGGCGCGATTGTGCAGAAATCTTGGTTCAAGATTTGGCGTGCGGAAGAGCCTCCAGTATGCGACTTCACTATAATGTCAATCGACGCCGCGCAAGAAAAGACGAAACGGTCTGACTTTACGGCCATTACTATCTGGGGCGTTTTCAATGCCGACAATGAGTACGGCGAAAAAACAGCGAATATAATTCTGCTAAATGCCGTGAATAAGCGCGTAGACTTCCCTGAATTGAAGGACTTAACACTTAAGCTCCACAAAGAATGGAATCCAGACACAACAATAATCGAAAAAAAGAGTAATGGAGCCCCGCTATTTCAGGAACTGCGTCGGACGGGGTTGCCTGTGATAGACTTCACTCCTTCTCGCGGTAACGATAAACTAGCGAGATTGAACGCAGTGGCAGACCTCGTACGCGCAGGACTTGTCTGGGTTCCTCCACACCGCTGGGCCGAAGAGCTAGTTGAACAGGTTAATGCTTTCCCAGCCGCACCCAACGACGATCTTGTGGACAGTTTCACGATGGCTCTGCTCCGCTTCAGAAATGGTGGCTTCATAAAATTACCGACAGACTATGATATCGAAGAACAAGAATTTGTTCCAATTGCGCGGGACTATTACAGATTATGACTATGAAACTATGCACTAATTGCGATACGCACAAACCGCGCAGCATGTTTAGCGTGTGTTCGGCAAGGAAAGACGGGCTACAGACGTGGTGTAAACTATGCGTAAAAAATAATTACGAAAAGAATCGCACGCTGCGGGCAGCCAAAGCCAAAGAGTACCGAGATCAAAACGATAAACACATTTCAAATAAAAAGAAAAAACACTACGCAGATAACAAAGACTGTATACGCAAAAAGCAGAAAGAATACTATGCTTCTAATAGAGAGCGCTATAAAGAGTTAGCTCTCAGATGGGAAAAAGAAAATGGAGAGAAGGTAATGGCTAAGAAAGCACGTCGCCGAGCGCAAAAAAGAAACGCCATGCCTGCATGGGCAAACAAATTTTTCATAGAAGAGGCATACGCACTTGCCAAACTACGTACAAAAATGCTAGGATATAGTTGGCACGTAGACCATATTGTTCCCCTCATCAGCCCGTTAGTTTGCGGGCTCCACTGCGAAGCAAATCTGCAGGTAATTCCCGGCAGCGCCAACAGTGTTAAAGGCAACCGTTGGTGGCCTGATATGCCAGAATAAGGAGCGTAAATGAAACTCATGACCAAAACGCCCAGAGCCCCGAAAAGCGGCAAGTCGTCGCCGGCTAAAAAACTGTTGAGCCCCTTTGCTGGAGGCAAAGCGCCCGGCGCTCCGATGAGTGATAAGGATATGGCGCAGCAGGGAATGCCCGCGTTCAAGAAGGGCGGGGCCGTGAAGAAAAAGAAGCCCTACTAAAATGATCAAGAAGGCGGGTAAAGGTTTCGTTGTGAAAAGCGAAAGCGGTAAGAAACTAAGCAAGGCTGGGCTGAGTAAGGCTCAAGCCGAGAAGCGGCTGAAACAAGTTGAGTACTGGAAACACATTAAGGGAGGTAAATAAACCGTGGATATCTTTAAGCGCACCATGAAGAAGCGGATGGAAACTGTGGACGAGGACACGACACAAACCCCCACCGCCCCTGATACCCCCGCATCGGGCGCCCCCACAATGAGTCAGGCGGACTTCACGAAAGCCGGCCCGCAGCGCAAAAGACCTACTCCCCCGCCCGAATTGCTGAAGAAGCAAGGCTATAAAAAGGGCGGTTTGGTTCGTGGTGCTGGCAAGGCTACTAAGGGCGTTCGCGCTGCGAAGGTGCGTTAATGATCGACCGTAGTGCTGGCCCCGGTGGGGCAATGACAGATGGGGTGAAGACACTCCAATCCCCGCTCGCACAAACACTTGATCCGACTATTGAGGTCGAGATTGAGTCTGACGAGCCGGACGAGCAAGAAGGCACTACCAACATCAATCCGTTCACGCACGGCGACAATCTCGCTGAAACGCTGCCGGATGAGAAGCTGTCTGAAGTTGCGCAGGAACTTTGCTTCAAGTTCAAAGCCGATGAGATGTCTCGCAAGGACTGGGAACAGACCTACAAAGATGGGCTGAAATTGCTCGGCCTGAAGATCGAAGAGGTCACTAAGCCGTGGGCGGGGGCGTGTAATGTCGTGCATCCGCTGCTAAGTGAGGCGGTGGTTAAGTTCCAAGCCGAGACAATTCTAGAAACATTTCCTGCTGCGGGGCCGGTCAAGACAAAGATCATCGGCGCGGTCACCAAAGAGAAAGAACAAGCTGGAGCCCGTGTTTCTGAGGACATGAACTGGAGGCTTACGGATCAGATGACGGAGTATCGCCAAGAGCACGAGCGCCTTTTGTGGAATCTGCCTATTGCTGGTAGCGCCTTCAAGAAGGTCTACTACGACGCGCAACTTGGCCGCCAAGTATCTATGTTTGTGCCGGCTGAAGACTTTATTGTCGCTTACGGCACGGCGGATTTGCAGACAGCGGAGCGCTATACGCACCGGATGCGCAAGAGCGAGAATGAGCTAGACGCTATGATGGGCGCGGGCTTGTATCGCAAGATGCCTATTTCTGACGCGCCGCAAGGGCTCAACGAGGATATCCACAAACAGAAGGACGATATCTCCGGGCTCGATGGTGGGCAAGATGATCGGCATGTGATTCTTGAGTTTCACTGTCTGATGGACATCGAGGACAAGGGCGCTCGCCCATATGTTGTCACTATTAATAAAACTGATGAGCAAGTACTTGCTATCTACCGTAATTGGGAAGAAGATGACACCCTATTTCGTCGTCGCGATTATTTTGTTCATTATCCTTATATTGTTGGCTTTGGCTTTTATGGCTATGGCCTGATTCACCTGATTGGTTCACATGCATCTGCGGCAACTTCTATTACCCGTCAACTCGTTGATGCCGGTACACTTTCGAATCTACCGGGCGGATTTAAAACGCGGGGGCTGCGGGTTAAAGGTGACGACACGCCTATCGCTCCGGGTGAATTTCGCGATGTCGATGTACCTAGCGGCACGCTAGCTGAGAATATTCAGCCGTTGCCCTACAAGGAGCCTTCGGCGGTGCTGTTCCAGCTTCTACAAAATATTGTTGAGGAAGGGCGGCGTTTTGCTTCCGTGTCCGATGCGACTATTGCCGACGCTAATCAACAGGCTCCTGTCGGTACTACGCTAGCGCTTCTGGAGCGTACGCTTAAGGTTATGTCCGCCGTGCAGGCGCGTGTTCACGCGGCGTTGAAACAAGAATTTAAACTGCTCAAGGAAGTTATTGAGCAGAATATGGGAGATGAGTATCCGTACGAAGTTGAGCCTGACAAAGCTGTTAAAAAAGCTGACTATGCGATTGTTGAAATTATTCCTGTGTCAGACCCAAATGCGGCAACCATGTCGCAGCGGATTATGCAGACACAAGCGGTTATGCAGCTTGCCCAACAAGACCCGCAACTCTACGATAAAGCTGAGATACATCGCGAAATGTTGAGCGCACTCGGCATCAAGAATGCTGAAAAGCTACTCCCGTCGCTTGAAGATCAGAAACCCCGCGACCCGATTAGCGAGAATATGGCAGTGATGATGGGCAAACCCGTCCGTGCCTTCGCCTATCAGGACCACGAGGCGCACATGCAGACGCACCAAGCGTTTATGCAAGACCCGAAGTTGGCTATGACGTTGGGTCAAAACCCTAACGCGCAGATGATGTTCAACGCAATGCAGTCCCATATTGCCGAACATGCTGCGTACGCCTATCGGAACCAAGCGCAAATGATGCTCGGGGTAGAACTGCCCGATCCGAACGAAGCTATGCCGCAGGAAGTTGAGTTCCAACTCAGTGGCCTCATGGCGCAAGCTGCGCAGAAGGTACTGCAGACTAACCAAGCTCAAGCCCAGCAACAGCAAGCCCAGCAACAGCAGCAAGACCCGCTGGTTCAGATTGAGCAGGCCAAGGTCAAGAACGCGGCAGATACTAATGCTATCAAGCGTGAAGATAATCAGGCCAAGACGGCGCTTGAGGCGCAGCGGCTGCAGCTTGAGAAAATGGACAAGGATCGGCAGTTTATCCTTGAGCAAATCAAACTTGCCACTGAGAAACAACAAAAAGGCACGCAAAATAATATTGACTTGTTTAAAACTCGTGTAGAATCCGCGCACAAAGATAAAGATAGACACGCACAGAGTATGGCAAAACTGAATCCACCTAATAAGGAAACTAAGTGAATCCATGGTTTAGACAAGAGTTTGAGAAGGCAATAAGGGAGAAACTAGAACCGCGAGAACAAGCAATCCTCAACGGCAACGTTTTGGATGATAAAAGCTACTATAAACTCGTGGGTATTCGAGCAGGTTTGCTCGCAGCGTTGGATGAATTTAACGCTATTTACGAAAGGTTGGAAGAGAACTCATGACTCCAGAACAACTGGATAAGGTGCTCCCGCACCCCCAAGGCTATCAGCTTTTGCTGGCAGTCCCCAAGGCCGACGATAGTTTCGGCGGAACGATTATTAAAGCAGACTCCACACGCGCCAGTGAAGAGATGATGACTCTCGTTGGTATGGTGCTAGCTGTCGGCGATCAGGCGTATAAAGACCCTGTTCGATATCCGCTCGGCAAGCCGTGGTGTAAGGTCGGCGATTATATTTTGATGCGTGCCTATACTGGTCAGCGTTTCAAGATCGGCGATAACGAGTTTAGGCTCATTAACGACGACGCGGTTTTGGCTACCGTCCCGGACCCCAAGGCCATTACACGGGTTATTTAACCTGCACTCTTTTAAGGAGTTTCTATGGATGAATTGAATAACGATGATGTCGTTAAGCTTGAAGACGACCAACTAGACGGCGGCACAGAAGTATCGCCCGATCCAGAAATTGAGATTGTTGACGATACGCCCGAAGAAGACAAGGGTAAAAAGATCGTCAAGACGAAGCCCGTTGAGGTGTCTGACGATGAACTTGCGCAGTATAGTGAAGACGTACAGAAGCGAATCAAGAACCTTGTTTGGCGGGAAAAAAACGAACGTAGAGCTAAGAGCCAAGCTGAACGTGAACGCGATGAGGCTGTGCGGATTGCGAGTCTTCTCTTAGACGAGAAGCGCAAGGCCGAGGCCGGCAAGGAAAAGTCTGATCAGGCATACGCCAAGACCTCCGCCGAAAAGATCGATATCGCGCTCGCTGCGGCCCAACAAAAGCTTGAAGATGCGATTGAAACGTTCGATGCTAAGGCGATTGCTGCTGCAAATACGGAAATTGCCAAGCTTAGTGTGCAGAAAGAGAAGCTTGATTCTTGGTCCGCTGAAAAAACTGCACAAAAAGAGCAAAAAGATGAAGAAACCACTAGACAAAAAGAAAAAGATGTGGTATATTCGGCTCAACCTAACAACTCGTCTGCGACGCAGCGGGATCAGCTTGCAGAAGCTTGGGCCAAGAGAAATCCTTGGTTCCACACCGATTCCGACATGACGCAGTACGCACTCAGGGTAGATCAAGCCCTGCAATCGAGTGGTGTTCACCCGATTTTAGATGCATCTGACTACTATCGTAAGCTGGATGCGACAATTCGCGCGAAATTTCCCGACCGTTTTGAGGATTTAAGGATCATTGATGGTACGGAGAAAAAGGCGGCAGCCAAGGCTGCTCCTTCAGTCGTCGCTGGTGTAACTCGTACACCGACCGGCACCACAAAAGTCCGGTTGAGCGAATCCCAAAAACGAACTGCCGAACGCCTGGGCATCCCGCTTGAGGCTTATGCGCGCGAACTTGCTAATCTAAGGAGTGAATAATGGCTGACATGCCGACAAATCGTGTCCAACGCGACGCGCAATCTCGTGACAATACATCCCGCGAACAATCTTTGCGTGACGGTACGAGGAAACAAGTTAAGTGGCTTCCTGCCAGCGCTTTACCGGACGTGCCTTTAGTTGATGGCTGGCGGTATCGCTGGGTTCGAAAGTCTATTCGTGGTTTTGCTGATCCCACTAACATGGGTAAGAAGCGCCGCGAGGGCTGGGAACCGGTTAACGTGAAAGAGCATCCTGAACTCGCTGACTATATTGATCGCGATGCGAGTAATTCAGGGCTGATTGAAATTGGGGGGCTCGTTTTACATCGGATTCCCGAAGAAATGGCGATTGCCAGACAGCAGTACTTTAGCGCCCAACAAAAGCAGGTTCTTCAATCTGCCGAAGCGCAGTACAGCAATATGGCGCAGCCAGTCTCTTCGATGCCGTTGATCAAAGAAAACAAGTCCAGTGTGAAATTTGGTTCTGGTCAATAAGGAGATAATATGACTGCTGTTGCGGCTCCGTCCGGCTTGCAGCCCGTTAAGAACCTTGGTCAGCGCGGCTATAACTCTGGCGTGCGTATGTTCAAGATTACTAGCGGCTACGCCACGTCGATCTTTAATGGTGACGTTGTGAAGCTCAATCAATCGGGTACCGGCTTCCTTGAGAAGGATACCGGTACTACTACCGCCACCCCCGTGGGTATTTTCCTGGGTGTCGAATACACGGACGCTACGTTCGGCAAGATTCAAAAGAATTACTGGCCGGCTAGCACTGTGGCTTCGGATGCTGTGGCTTATGTCTGTGATGATCCGGCTGCGTTGTTCCGGGCTACCAGCGTGTCTTCGGGCACTACGGTTTCCGGCGTCGCTCTGGAAAGTGCTATCGGTAAGAATGCTGCGCTGGTGCAAAACACCGGTTCGACAGCCAACGGTAAGAGCAAGGTTGCTATCGGTAGCTTCGCTGTTACTGCCACTCTGCCGATCCGCATCATTGGCGGTGTTCCTGGCTCCGAAGATTCTTCGGGCAACTTCACTGAATTCTTGGTGAAATGGAACTTCGCTTTCCATCAGTATGACAAGGCTCTGGGTCTGTAATAACTAACATAGGAGACAATAAATGGCTGCTATTACTCGTGCCCAACAGCTTAAAGAACTGCTGCCTGGGTTGAATGCTCTCTTCGGTCTTGAGTACAAGACCTATGGTGAAGAGCACAAGGAGATTTTCGAAATGGAAACCTCCGACCGTTCGTTCGAAGAAGAACAAAAGCTGTCCGGCTTTGCTGCGGCGGCTACCAAGACTGAAGGCGATTCGATCACTTATGATCAGGCACAAGAAGCTTGGACCGCGCGTTTCGTCCACGAGACAATCGCTATGGGCTTCGCCATCACTGAAGAAGCGATGGAAGATAACCTGTACGAGTCGGTCGCCAAGCGCTACACCAAGGCGCTGGCCCGCTCGATGGCGTATACGAAGCAAGTCAAGGCTGCTGCGATTCTGAATACCGGTTTCTCCGGTGGTCCGACCTACGGTGACGGCGTGGTGCTGTTCTCTGCTTCTCACCCCTTGGTGAGCGGTGGCGTCAATGCCAATACGCCCGGCTCTGCGGTTGACCTGAACGAAACGGCTATCGAAGCCGCGACGATTCAAATCGCTGGCTGGACTGATGAGCGCGGTCTGTTGATCGCTGCGAAGCCGAAGAAAATCATTGTGTCGCCCTCGGATATGTTCAACGTGTCTCGTGTTCTGGAAACGCAAGTTTCTACCACGCTGACCTCCGCGAACTTCCCGAAGAACGATATCAATGCGATTCTGACGAACAAGACGATTCCGGGTGGTTACTCGGTTAATCACTTCTTGACCGATACGGATGCTTGGTTCATCGTGACCGACGTTCCTAACGGCCTGAAGCATTTTGTTCGTGCTCCGCTGAAGACCGCCATGGACGGCGACTTCGACACGGGTAATGTGCGCTACAAGGCGCGTGAGCGTTATTCGTTCGGCGTGGCTGATCCTCTGGGTATTTGGGGTTCTCCGGGCGTCTAAATGTAGTTCTGCGTAACTGGGAGGGGGTCTTCGGGCCCCCTTTTTCACATAAAGCCGTGGTGTCCAGCGGTAACAGAAATAGGGAGAATGGACGTTGAACTACAGATTAGATAAGTCAAGCTATTGGCCGCTCGATATGGATTTCCGTACGGCAGCCTCTATAGCGCTAGTTGGAGATGCGGCTAGAGTTGCCGCTTTAGGTACTAATACGGATATTGATACCCTAACTCAACCAGAAGATGTTTGGAGCGGTAGCTCTTTAGGGGTGCTAAACGGTATCGATCATAAACTTGTACAAATTCCTCAAACAGCGGTAGCTACTGAGGTGGTATCTGACAATGTAAACGATACGGCTGCCGGTACGGGATTGCGTACTATGCTCGTCGGGTATCTCGATACTAATTACGACGCTAAAACTACCACCATAACGCTTAATGGGACAACGCCCGTAGCAATGCCTGAAAATATTAGAGCGGTAAACACTATGGTGCGGGTTACTGCGGGCACTTTTAGAGGTTCTAATATAGGGAATATTTCTCTGAGAGCTACTGGAGGGGCTGGAGCTACTTACAGCTATATGGAATCCGGCTTTGGTTTCGCTAGAAGTTCTCTTTACACCGTTCCCAATGGATTTACTCTTCTGTTGTTTAGTGAATTGTTTGCTATTAACCAAGTAGATACTACCGCTAGACAGGGAGTATTCTCAGTCCCTATTATGAATTCTACGGGAGCGGTCGCAAAGGCATTGGAACTTGGAATTAGTTCTACTACTCCATATAGACACGAAGCTGATGGACTCCCGATCAACACAGTAGCACAGAAGAACTCTACTTGGATTACTTGCGAAGCAGTGAACAACAACAATACTTCTGTCACTGCAGGCTTTGTTGGTTTTATAATAAGAAATACCCGCCTAGTCGTAGACACTTGACTTTTTCTAGTTTTGTGGTAGAGTAACTTTAAAATCGGCGCAACGCCGTATAACTGATCGAGGGTGGTGAATTCTCGATACTTCTTTGGGGGAAGCTATGAGTTCAAACACATGGATTAAATCAGGTCAAGTCCGCGATTTACTAAAAAACTCAATAACCACGGATACCGGCGCTTGGCAGTATAAAGATAGTCCGTACGCTACGTATCAAGCCACAGTAACAGGAACAGGCGCGGTAACCGCTACCGTCGTAATCGAAACCTCTAACGATCAGACTAATACAGTCGGCACGCCCATGGGGACAATCACTCTGTCTGGAACTACTTCGGCTAGTGACGGGTTCACTTCTACCGCCCCTTGGAAATATGTCCGCGCGAGAATTAGCGCGATTTCTGGTACTGGTGCAACTGTCAATGTAAATACGGGGACTTAATTATGTCAGTAATTGTCAATGTCTCAGTTGCTGGTGGAAACTCTGGTTCTACACAATTCCTAACAGCAAGTCAAATTGCATCACCTACAGCAGCCATTTTAGCAGACACTTTAGCGACTTATGTTTTAAATGTAGCTCCTTATACACGGTATCAAA